AAGAGTGCTAGTGTTAGGTACAGCTCTTGGAGGTACAACCCCGGCCAACGATGCCTATATTACTATTACCGCAGTAGACGGAAGTGGTATAATTACCACAGCAACTATTGCAGGATCTGGTGTTTCTGCATCTGACTTATCATTCACAGGTGTCGCTAGTACATTGATAGCAGCCGCAGGAAGCGGAGCATCTTTTGATATTACTCGAGCATCGCTTGTATATGGAACAGCATTAATTAATCTTGCTGGAATTAACTATAGAACTAATGAGCGAGTTAAGATATTAGGAACTAGCTTAGGCGGAGCAACACCCGCCAACGATGCTACTATTCTTATTACAGCAGTAGACGGTGCTGGCGGTATAACAGCATTTTCAACATCGGGTACTGGCGTCGGCGGAGCTACTATTGATTTTTATTCAGCCATTTCATTAAGCGCAGTTACCACTACACAAATTGCCGATGCTACATCGTTAACATATGCCGCGATTGCTACTGTGCAGATAACGTTTCCATATACTCACGGACTTGTTCCCGGTGCATCTGTATCTATAGATATAACAAGTGCAGGTACAAATCACGCATTGGCTAAGGGTCCTTTTTATATAGATGCAATACCAAATAAAAACACTATTAGATATACAGCTAGAGCTGTTGGAACTATTGACACTGGTACCTCATTAATTGGTAATATATATTGTCGTTCAGATAGTTACTTCATTCATAGACCATATGACGGCGGAGTACAATTAGGTACAGGCGGCCCAGTACACGGCGGCCAAGCAATTCGTATGAGTAAGAAATATATTCGTTATCAATCTGGTAAGGGGATTAACTATTGTACAGGTGCATTGTTTGCACCAAGTTATAATATACAAGGACTGTCAGCAACTGGAACTAGTATCGGTTCTTACATAACTATAACAACTGATGACGTAGATCACGGGTGTCAGCCAGGTGGACGAATTAAAATTAGTGGAATTGATACTAAAGGATATGATGGAACATATGTTGTTTCAAATGTTATCGACGAACGTAATTTAAGAGTACAAGCAACAACTGTGTTAGCTAGTGTTAGTGCGATACTAACAACTAATGCACAACTATCTGTATTAAACTGGCACGGATCAACAGTACGTGCAGGAACATTTGATGATCAAAATGGATTATTTTTCTTTTATGACGGACAAACATTTGGGGTCGGACGTCGATCGGCAACATTTCAATTGTCTGGAACTATCTCTGTAGCAAAAGACAGCAACTATGTTACAGGAACAAATAGTCGGTTTCGTGATCAAGTCAAAGCAGGCGATCGTATTGTTATTAAAGGTATGACACACATAGTTACCGGAGTCGATAGTAACACGGTCATGTATATTAATCCAGATTATCGTGGCGCAACAAATACTGTTAATGCTAAGGCATGTTTAGTACAAGAATTTATTATTCCACAAAGTCAGTTTAATCTGGATAAGTTAGATGGTACCGGGCCAAGCGGATATAAAATTGACGTAACTAAAATGCAAATGATCGGAATGCAATGGTCTTGGTATGCTGTTGGATTTATTGACTTTATGCTACGGGGATCCGACGGTAACTTTGTATTCTTCCATAGAATACGTAATAGTAACGTTAATACAGAAGCATACATGCGTACAGGTAACATGCCTGTACGTTATGAAGTACAAAATGAAAGCGGCCGTAGTTCATTATTCAGTAGTATAACTGCTACACAAACTACTATCCCGTTAGTAGATGCAAGTGGATTCCCTAATGAAAGTGGAGTAGTTTACATTGATAATGAGATGATATCGTTTAGTGGAAAAAGCGGAAATACACTAACTGGCTGTACTAGAGGTACTGTACTGACAAACTTTACCGGTGGAGCACAACGCACATTTACCGCCGGTACTGCTACTACACACGAATATAACACAGGCGTTATTCTAGTAAGTTGTACTATTAGCCCAATTATTAGTCACTGGGGTAGTGCGATGTTAACAGACGGCCAGTTCGATAATGATCGTGGATATTTGTTTAACTATGCATCTACTGGTATCCAGGTGTCAACAACTAAACAAACTGCTTTTATGATTCGACTAGCACCTAGCGTAAGTAATGCACAAATTGGTGACCTGGGCGATAGAGAACTCATTAATCGTGCGCAGTTGTTATTAAAAGGTATCGAAGTTACTTCTGACACTGGCACAGGCGGTCTAGTTGTTGAGGGAGTATTAAACCCATCAAACTTTCCTAGTGATCCAGGAAGTATTACTTGGTCAGGCTTATCATCTCAAGCAGCCGGCGGCCAACCTAGCTTTGCACAAGTAGCACCTGGCGGATCTATATCATGGGCAGGTGGCTCTCTGATCACTAGTTCAACTGCTACAACTGCAACTAGTTTATATGGTGGTTCAACAGTGCCGAGTAGTTCACTATTTGCCAGCGCAAGCGGGTCAAATCTTGTATATGTAACACAAACAAGTTGGGAATCAATGGGAGGATCAGCAGGTATAGCTGTTTCCACAGCAAACGTTGTTATTTTAACCGGTACTGCTACTATATCAACGATTAGCGGCGCTGGCAGTTTAGTTTCACCGTGGAGTGCTTTGATAACAGGAACACTTAATACTGTAGGTCTTTCTGCAGGCATGACTCTAACTGCAACAAGTGGTACTGGTACACTGTTTGGAGGTACTCCGACTAGCGTTACAGTTGTTAGTTTTGTTGCTGGCACTAGCATTACATATGCAGTTGTGGGCGGAACTACACCAACAGCTGGTAATATTACTAACTTAGCAGTAGTTGGCGAAACACGTTTTAGTGCCGGTACTACTGTGTCATCAGCTGTTATTAGTCCAAATCCTGTAGCAACTACACTAGCTTCACAAAATGCCCTTGTGTATGTTCCAAATAATACAGGTTTCAACGTTGGCGCAAACAATAATTTTGTGTATATTCTACAAACAAGTTGGACATCAGTATTCAGTAATACTGATCCAATAGGTGTAAAGATTACTAGTACTGATTTTCCAGCAGGAACTACTATTACTCAAGTAAATGGTCCTGGAAACTTTAACGGTTTTTCTTATTACCAAGTTGTTCTAAGCCAGAACTCAACCGTTGCACATAATGCCAATTCTACTATGCAAGTGGGAATTGGCGGTGCAGTAACCGGCGGTAATACACTATTGTTTACCCAGTCAAGTTGGAATGCATTGCCGATCGGAGCCAATCAAGTTGGTAATAGCACTAATGATGTAGGAAAATTTGCCGGCGGCACACAAATCAGTACAGTTAGTTCATTGACAACATTCAACAACATTAACTATTACAAAGTAACGTTTAGTACTAATGTACTTGCAACAGTCGCTGAAGGTGCTAGTGTAACATTTGCATACACTCCATACTACACACTGACGATGAGCAGAAATAATATTTCAGCGATACCTGTTAATTCAGTAATAGTGTTTACTCCAGCGATATTATCTCCTGCAACCAGCTTTTTGTACTTTACTAAAACCAGCTGGGAAGCATTGGTATCTGGGTATACAGCAACCGCTGGTACTGAAGTTGACGATGCTGCCAAGTTTCCGTCAGGTACAAAAATATCTAGTATAACTACGCTACAGACATTTGCTGGAAATCAATATTATCGTGTTAACTTTACACAAAGTTCTATTACTACAATTGGAACCAGTATAGCAGTTACATTTAAATTTGGTCTACCAGCTTATGCACAACCAGGCGAAACAGTATTCTCATTCATTGCTTCACCAGGATCAAACGGTACTTTAGATCTGACAGATTTGAAAGAATTAACTAATACTACACTGGGCGGTCGAGGAACATACCCTAATGGTCCTGACGTATTGGCTATTAACGTGTATAAAACTTCAGGAACTGCCATTTCGACTAACGTTATTATACGCTGGGGCGAAGCGCAAGCATAATATTATGAGGGCTCGTGAATTTATATACGAAGTAGAGTATCAGCAGGAGATTCCTGAAGTTCCAGTAGAACCAGACGCTCCGACAGCACCAGACGCTCCGACAGCAACAATAGCACCAGACGTAGCAACACCACCTCTTGGATCTTCAGTTGACCCGACAGCACCGGTTGCACCAGCGGCACCGACAGCACCAGCGGCCCGCACCACTGCTAAGGTATTACACAAGGGTATGACAGTTGTTATCGGCGATCAAGCTAGGAAGAAAGGTGATGCCAATTGGCGTAACAACAATCCTGGTAATATAGGTGCCGGTGCCACAGCAAGACAATTAGGTTCTATAGGTGCTAACGGACGTTGGGCGATATTTCCAGATACTGCTACAGGATTCCAAGCCATGCATGACCTACTAATGAGCCCAGCTTATAATACACTGTCTGCAAAGCAAGCAGTTGACAAATGGGCACCGCCTATTGAAAATAATACTGCCGGTTACATAGCTCAAATGGCAAAAGCGGGATTGGATATGAATAAGAAATACAGTCAGTTTACACCTGCCCAACAACAATTGTATCAGCAAACTGTAAATCGTATTGAAGGTGGACGTGTAGGAGAAATTCTAGCTCTCAATACTACCGCCGCTACAACAGCTTGATAACAGATTTACAGGCTGTCAATAATATCTATTATTGTTTGTATTTTAGTTTGTATAACTTTATTACGTAGACTAAGACTTAGGCCTTTGTGCAGAGGTTTAGGCATTCGATTGATATCAAACCAACCCCACGCAGAATGTTCTTCACTGAGTTTAGGCATAAACTCGTCTTCTACTACACAAAAATAAGTGTGGAAATTAAACACACTGTCGTTACTGGTGAATTTTTCTAGTGGTAATGTTTTCTTAATACTAGGAAGACTACCGATCTCTTCTTCAATTTCACGCTGTAGTCCCTGCCATGGGGTTTCACCAGCGTTGTTTGTACCACCAACTAAGCCCCAAGTACCTTCGTGCTTGCCATGAGATTTTTGTAACAACAGAAATCTACCTGTAGATTTTGCACAAAATAATGCACCACTACAAATAATTTGATCTGTTATAACTCTATTCTCCATTGGCCTGCCTTATATATACCTTCGAATGATTTAGTCCACGAAACACCGTTCCATAAGTACTGAATGTTAGTATATATATTAGTTTGCCACACTAGGGTGTCTGTTTCTTGAGTAGAGTCAAAGATTACGATCCACTGAGTTCCAGACCATTCGATGATATCATTAGCTTTTGCCACTAGGTCGAATGTATATGCCGCTGGGATACCTGGGACTCCAGTGCCGGGTATGAGTTTAGTTACAGTATGTTTCCATGCATCTGCACCGTCGACGTTGGTGTAACTACCAATGTCTTCTATAATAAGGAATCGCTTGCCGACTGTAATAGCTTGATCAGTTAGTTCATTGCCAGTAGGTCTTTTTGGATTGTACGTTAGCGGATTAATTATAGCATCAAATGTTCCAGGACTAGCTGATCTAAAACTAGTTGATGCATTATAATGTGATACATCAGTGTCTAAGTATCCGTTGCTATCAATACCGGTGTTGCTGGTCAAGGTATCAAGATCGTAATTAATCATCAGTAGGGTACTATCTAACGAGTTGAGGGCAATAGTGCCTACAACTTCGGTGCCGCCTGGCTGAGTTAGATATATTCTACTTGATCCAGCTTTATATTGGTCAGGATGCTGATCAAATATTTTTTGCCAGTTAATTGCTACATCTTGTTTCATGCCCACTTCTAATGATGGATTACGAGGAATTTCAGGCTCGTTAGCACCCATCAACATAGCCCGGCTATTGTATACTTGAATACCAAAATTATTAATAGTTACAGCATCCTCAGAATATAATCCTGAAAAACCAGGCTCGCTAATACTGTCCTCGCCGCCTAAGCCGTCAAATCCAAAATCACTAGTATCAGCATTTTCGTAGGTACTAGTAACAATTTTTCTAATAACTCCAAGATGTTTAACTTTAACAGGCGGACTGATCCAAATTGGTGCTTCAAATGTAAGCGTTGCTAGATCAATAGGGCTGTCGACACCTACAGGAACAGTTCTACTTGACCATAATGTCTGTGTTAGACTTAGTACACTAAGACTAGACCAGTCAAGATAGTTTTCTGTAGTTTGCAATTCTAATGTGGGATTAAACAATACTAATATTTGTTCTAAAAGTTGTAACTTTTGATCAGTATTAGCACTCCAAATATCAACTTTCATAGTTAATTTAAATGGAGTAGGCATTAGTCTTTCAACTGTGTAGTTACGACCCTGTGCTTGATTATATGCAGTGCCAGTAACATCACGTTCCCGTATATGCACTTTTCCAATATAACTGCTGTCACCTATTCGACTGGCATCTAAGTCTAGGCCAGACACATGCACAGCAATTCGTGGTGTACTATTAATTTTATTTTCACTGTTTTGTCTGAGTATACTAGCTACTTGTCGATCCTGATCACCGTACATTACAGGTACACGAACTAATGTACCGTCACCATATTTTACAACAAAATTACTGAACACACGAATTGTCTGTGTGACATATCGTCTTATCTGGCCGTCGTAGAACCACTGCATTATAAATCCGCCCTAGGTTTAAGTGCCTTGCTAAGGCTTGATCTTTCTTCTTCTCGTAAGTTATATAGATTTAGTGCCCATCGACCGTCATACGGTATTTTTTGTTGTGTACTATCAACTATTGGTAGAGTAATTCTAACCTTACCAGAATATATACCTAACATCGATGGGTGGTCTGCGACCGCATATTCTAATTTAAGTGTTTCTAATTTGAGAACAATATACAATGCTGTAGTATACGGAATTGTAGTATCGATTACATATTGATCTTTGACTAGTTTAATATAATCAGTCGCAACAACTTGGTTATATGTGTAGTTGTTATTATTAATGAAACTGGTTTTCAAAGTACTTCTAGTGTCGCTATTTGACAAGTCCATACGTACATTATCTTCAACTTTGACCCAGCGATTTTCTTGATATCTAAATAATCTATTGGGTAAAAAATCAGTTCTTAAAAAGAAATCATTGTGAGCGGCAGAAACTGGAAACTGTATACCAAATCCAAAATCATACCCATTAACAGGTAAGCCGTCTCCGGTTAAGTAGCCAGCATAACCGCTACGTTGAGGTACTGCATTAACAGCACTGGCTCTAAGTGTACTACTTGCATCTCGCGTGTCTTCGTCTGCAGTTTCTAATACAGGGTTACCTTTTTCATCAACTGCAAGAGTATAGAATTGACGAGTTTCATATCCACTCTTAGGAGAATCTATATTTGCCTGTGCTAATATTTGATCGTTAATTTGTAATTCTTTTGCTCGTGTGCTTAAAATATCTTGTATAGTCGGACCTGTTGGATTATCAGTACTAGCAGGCAGTTTGAGGATATCTGCAAATTGCTGGGCATCTGTAATCTTTTTAATTTTTAATCTGTACAAGTGCGGATACCACGTAGCACTAAATCCTTCGCTAGCACGACCGACATCTTCGATAACATAGTAACGAGGCAAGCTGACTTCATAATCGTTAAGGGCAAATTCATCTCGCAAATGCGGCAATTCCATAACATCACCGCTGATTGGTTTACGTCCAATGTACTTGATAAAATCGTTAATATGAACGGTCATATAAAGAGTATCATTGTCAATAAACAAGCCAAATTGGCTCAGGTTAAAATCGACATTTTGAACATTATATACTCCTCTAATCCTATAAATTTCTTCATCATACTTTCTATCTCTATTTTCTAAAAATAGCAGATCTTGTATATTAGCTACATTGTATGAATCGATCACAGGCTGATCAGCAGTCCCGTTGGCATTTAGCTTAGGGCCCAGATACTTGTGCAAATACACATCAGTACCGCCCACTTGGAACATTTCGCTGGCCTGTCGATCTATAAATTTATAGTCGAGGCCCTTTTCTGGTTTATATAGTGAAAGTCTTGGCATATGATATTT